ATAGAAGCATTGGGAACAGGGGTAGATGGGAAGGTGAGTTCGTTCTCGACTGTAAAGACTAGAGATCCATTGAAGACGTTATTGTTGTAGACTGTCTTGTCATAGGTATCTAGCCAGTTGGCATCAGCAGGGATGGGACCGTTCATCTGTCTCATTGTCTCTCCGGTGTAGACCAGCTCATTCCAGCTAGTTTTAGCCATAAAGACGTCCATGAGATAAGGAATTGAGAAGGAGACTTCCGTGTTTCCACGAATGTCAACAATCATTCCAGCAGATTGATAGAAGTCGGTCTTGCTGTTGTATAGTTCAGTCGGTGATGTAACTCCAGGGACCCAGGTGATACGTAGACGTCCAGAGTGGAAGTTGGAGGCGAAGATCTTAACTCGGTACTCCATGCTTCCTCTCCAGTGTCGGAATAGATTGGCAACGAATCCAGCATAAGTTGGGATGGCATAGTACTGGTCATTGGAGGCTGCTCCGCAGTCACTGTACATTGGATGGACAGGCATGCAGAAGATTGCATCTCCAGATTGACTAGGACCAGTAAACTCAAACTGGGAAACGAGTTGGGGCCGGGTGATGATGTGAGCAAGGTTCATGTCATCAGTGTTGGCTCCAGTTGATTCCAGGAGGGGGTCTACGTGATTGTCGGGGTCGATAGCTAGAACATTGGTGGTGGTAAGTCCCATGCCGAGAGAAGAATCCGGGTAGCGCTGGACGAAGGTCTGAATAGCACGCTGGTCAGTGGGTTTGTCAAATCCGAAGATTTTGGCGACTCCTCCGATGACTCCTGCGGCTTTAGCGGCCATTGCTGCTGCGGTTCCGACTACTGGCATAGGGGTAAGGATACGTCCGATGTTCTGGACTGAGGCTGCGATTCCAGAGATCACACCCTGCTCAGATTTAGCCATTTGTTCTTTGGTAACTTGTTCGTAGAACGTGACTTGTTTTCGTGAGCGAGGGTTGTGTTTCCTGTTCCTCTTCTTCTTGGGCTTCTCCAGGGACGCTCCGCTAGACCGTCTGGGCTGTTGTTTTGGGATAGCGGGTTCTGGGGTGCTTTGGAGGAAGGAAAGCAGGTTGACCATTCGAGATAGGCAGGTCTGTTTCTCTGGCACATCGTCTTCTGTGACTTGTCTCACTTCGCCAACACCATTAGGTTGCATAGAGATCACGTAGAGCGTGTTTCCATTTTCCTTCTGGGCGCGAAGATATTGACTGAGTTTAAGGGGGGGAAGTTTGTTGGTGGTAGTAGATGTCATTGGTGTTGGGGGTGGAGTGATGGTCTCGTGCTAGGTCATTTCCTCTAAGAGCATTGGCGTTAAGCGCTCACGCAGGTACATTACATCATCTCAATCAGGCGGCACTACTGCATACATAATATTACTCTAAGATGAAAGCATCAATTAGTACTATATACACGGCAGGTAAAGAATAGGGTTATCCAAAGGCATTGAGTCCAGGCAACTCTGCAGCTTTCTCAAGGCTACAGCATAGCGATTTATTGTCTTTGCTATGATTGACGGGATGGTGGTCGGAATCAACGACTCTCCCAGAAGTGGGGGTCGACGTCAAGGACGTCGCCATATTCCCAGTCATCTGAGTAGTGTGACTCGTTGTCCGACTGAACATCGAAGTATCCAGGGGCTTCGGTTGGATCAGGGACGAACTGGAGTGCGTCCAGGACCATCTGGATGTGTTCGATGGGAACCAGCGTATTCTTCCAGAAATGAATGTGGGCTCTAATCTGGGAGGAACGCAATGTGGGGAAGGATGGCATGGCCTCTTCGAATTGGATGACAGCAGGCTCTACATTAGAGGCCTGTTCTCGAAGGGATGTCGAATCTTCTCCATAGGGTGCTGATGAGTCGCGTTGCAGTCTCTCATACTGCTTCAGCTCCTCATATCGGGGGTTGTCCACTTCCGGGTTAACATATTGCCACCTTCCATCGCTATCCTGCTCGTATCCATACTTGGTCGAGTAAGCGGGGGAAGGGGGTCGGCTAACTTCATCGTCACTGTCTCCATCTCCTGATTGTTCCATGAAGTGATTGGGCGAACGGTGGGCCATAAAGAGCAATTCCTCTTGTCCTGCGTCCCTCATGTCTTCGATCTTGCGACGCCAAGTCGCGTAACCGAGAGGGGCATAATTAGGCAAATGAGTGAGATTCTCTTCAAACTTGGCCATGATCTTATCATAGACCTCCTCGGGCCATTGAGCTGCGAGCATGCAAGCAGTCTCGTAGTTATCAATAGTGGCGGCGCGGTGGTCTAGTTTTCCGTTAATCCATTGTGGGATCTCCTCAATGGTTTCCACATCCAGAGTGCCAAAGATGTTGTAGGCTTTGCGGGGTTCTTCTCCAGGGTAGGCCTCGAAGAGGTTTTTCTGGAGGGTAAATCCACGCTTCAGGAATGTGAAGTCCTCATCAGAGCAGTGGGTGTCTTCATGGTCTTCTCGTCTCTTGTCGGGCCAGGTGATGATGACATTATAGGAGGCGAAGTATCTCTTGATGGTAATGAAATTAAACTTCGCAAAAATCTCATCCGATACGCACATAACCAGGTCGTCTCCGTAAACCAGAACTCTCACATGCTCGTCAAAATCGTGCCTCTTGGTGATCTCGAGGTACGCCAGCCTGATGTAAAGCTGGTTCACAACGCAGTTTTGTTGAGTGGTTAACACTCCTCCGGAAGGATTTCCGAAGAGGGTGTGGAAAACTGTGTCATGATTGACGTAGTGGCAACTGATGGCAGAATACCAAAGATTTCTCCTCACAACCTTGTCCTGCTCGTAAGCGGCAACCTTCTCAGGGGTTTTGCCACTCTTGAGCATAACTTGGTAGAAGTAGTCCTCGATAATATCCAGAGCAGTGGTGGAGAGCTGGAAGGGCTGAGCCTTGTCAAAAGCCTTGTAGTCGAAAGCGATCTTGTTGCGTCCGACAACTTCAAGGCGGCGATAGGCGTGCTCCCACTCCCAGTTCATGGCATTGAGTCCAATTGCGATTTCCGATTGGTTGTGATTGGCAATGATGAAGTCCATATAGGCTCCATAATACTTGCGGAAAACGTAAGTGAACTCATAGGGGAAGACAGAGATGGTTCGTGGGCTCTTGACCTTGTTTGGCAGACGGCGCTCGGCTTTGTTGAAGATGTACGAGAGAACAGCAGGGCTCATTCTCTTGCATTTCTCCTCCAGGTCGAACACAACCTGAGCAAACTCAGGAGTGAGGCTT